GTATCAAATTCAGCTTCACCTGTTAATATTTCTTTACCATTTGAATCAAATTCATATTGTAGATTAATCCATTTACCCAATACTTCATCAACTTCGTGATTACCAAGCATTAATGGGTTTTCATTAAATTCGCTTAAATCTATACCTTTTGTTAAAACTGTATAACCGTAAGCATTTTTGTCTTCTGTGTTTAAGATAAATTTATCCATTTTTATTATTATTTTTATATTATTTCTATTGTTGTTTCTATGTCTGTTAAATTTGTTGTTGTATATACTGGATAAGCAGATGCATCAGCAAATTTACATATAAAAGATGTTTTTGTTATTTTAACTGAATTATATCCTTTAATTAATTCTATACCATTTCTATGTAAAGTTCCAATTTCAAATTGAGTAGATTTAATATCATCTGGAATATCATTATTACATTTATTTTCAATATATTTAAAAACTCTATCTAATAAAAGTAAATGTTCTAAAGATTTATTATATTGACTATCATTAGCTCTTATTCCAGTCATAAATTCAGTTGCTAAATATAAATTAATTCTAATATCTAACTTTTGTAATTTTTGTGTATGTTGATAAATATCTAATGGTTCAATTTCTATTAATATAGATGGATATGGAATTGGATCACTTTCATCTAAATTATCATATTGATTGTTATATAAGTCAATATGTTTAATGTCAGGCATTTCTGAATTTATTAAATAGACTAAAAATTGGTATATATATGAAAACATATTATTTAATTATTTTATTTATTAATACTATTACAATATCTATTATTTTATTATTATCATCTATCATAAATTTACGAACTGGTAATTTATCAGTTCCATATTGATGATATTGTCCATATTTTACATTATTATATAAAGTTGATGAATTATTTGTATAAGATGACTTAATTCCTTTTTTCATATCACCAGTATCTATTAAAGTTGCTTTTGAACCATCTACTTTTGGTGCCCAATTATTATTGATAAAAGTATTATTAGATTCTTTAACCAATTCTTTAGATAAATCTCTTGGTAATTTATTTAATTGTCTAATCATCCTATTTAAATTATTTTGAAATTTCTTTGATTGTATTTTCATAAACTTCTTTTAAATTATTTAAATATTCTGCTGGTATTGTTTCCTCATTTATATAACAAAGGTTAATATTTTGTTTTATATCATTATATAATTGTTGTTTTTGTTCATCTGTTATAGATGTTATATTTTTATATAACAAAGTTGCTATTAATAATCTTCGTATAAATTGTTTAGATCCAAAATCAATTTGTTTTGTATATGTTTGTTTATATAATCTATATAATCCTTGTACACCAGTTAATCCTATATACTGACCAGTTTTATCTATTTTACCAGCTTTTGTTTTAATTATTCCATTAATATTATATACAGGCTTACCTATTACTATTTGTTTAAATAAATTAAACTCTGGATTTACTATATTAATTTTTGAATTATTAAATATGTTTTGCAAAGATATAGATATTTTATTTGTTATCTTTTTACGTTTTATTAATTCATTTAATAATAATGCTGCATAAATATTTCCATTACCTTTAGATTTACCTGCTATATCAACCGAACTGGGGTCTAAATAATCATATTTAATATTGATATAGTTTAATCTTGATAATAAAAATTGTCTATAATCTTGGTCAGATGTTATGATTATATTTGAATATCCTATTTTATTAGATTCTTTACAAATATAATATATCATATCATCTGCTTCTAAAAATGGTACTGTTATAACTTTAACTGATTTATATTTTTCTTGTATTTTAATTATAAATTCATCAAATTGTTTATATACTAACTTCCAATCTATAGATTTATCTTTTAATCTGTTATCTTTATATTTTGAATAGATATTATATCTGAAATTATTATTTTTATCATCATATGCAATTATAAAATTAGCATCTGTAAATTTATTATATAATTTGTCAAATTCAGTCATCATATATATTAATAGATTATCTATGTTAGCACCTCTACTTGTCAAATAGTAAAGATTCTTGTACATAAAAAAGTAACCATCTATTAAAATATTTAATTTCATATTATTCTGTTAAATCTAATGTTATGTCTGAAAATGTAACTCCATATCTAGTAGTAAGATAATCTTTATCTAATGGATACATAGTATTAAGTTTTTCATCTATTAATATTTGTGCTTCTTTAGATAGTTTATCAGTTCTATCAAAATTAAAACAAATATTATTAGGTAATATATTTAATTTTTGAAGTTTTGGTATTACTACATCATTTATTATAAATTCTATATTTCTAAGATCAGCTGATATTTCAATTTCTGATTGTTCTGAGTGTACTTCTGATTGACTTCTACTTGATCCATTTGTATTTAACATTGTAACACCTAAAAATAATTTAGATATTTCATTATCAATCATCTGGATTAATTTATCATACACATTAAATGCATCAGCTTTTTTATTTTCTATAAATTCAATAGATTCTTTTGAATCAATTACACCATAAGCAGATTTACCCAAATCTCTAACAAAGTTAAATAGTCGTTGTCTATCTTCTGGAACATTAGATTCAGTCTTAGCTATTCTAATTGGCATTCCAAATATTTCTGCATATTCAGACCAAGCTGCCATTGCACTTCGTTTCCATAAAATTAATGGTGCTGCATTTGATAATATTCCTAAATCTTTTCTATCATAAAATAATTCAATTAACCAATCTGATAATTCAGAATTATCTAAATAAGATATAGTTGAAAATTGATTATTAACATCTTTCATATATTCAGCAGTTTCAGGAATTACATTTACTCTTGGAATCAAACTTACTGCTGTTATATTATTATTAAATACAGATTCTATTTGAAGTAATGAATGTCCATAAAACATACTATCTACTAAAGTTTCAATTATTTTATAAAAGTATTTTTTATTAATAATTTTAGAAAGTGTAGTATTAATTTCTTGATTTTCATCATAAATATAAAATGTATATTCTAATATCTTTTTACGTTTTAAATCCATTACAGATTTAAGATGACCATCTAATATAATTTCATTATACACTCTATATAATTGTCTTCTATCTGGTTTAGTACCTTCAACTTGTTCTGCTTGTTTTAAAGCATTTCTAAAAGATTGAATAGATTCTCTGATACGATAATTATTTTTTTCTACTATTTCAGAGGTTATCTTTTTATTAGGTTGTTTACCAAAATATTTATCTATAATATTCATATAATTTTATTTTTTTAATATGTTAAATCATTATTTAACTTTGGTGAATATCCAAATAAAGATTCTGAACTTCTACTAAATGGTATTTCATTTTGTGGAATTGGTGGAGTTATTTTACCAGATGCTACTTGCATTAAATATCCAATTGCATCTTTATATAATTGTTCTCTAATTATAGGTATTGATGTTGGTGTAAGTCTATTATGTAAATAATAAAGTATAATATTAATTACAATATTTTTAATAAAAGGATTTCTATCTGTTCCTGTTTTACTAAATAATTCAGTTGTATTATATTTATGACCAATCAATGCATCTATTTCAGATTTAGCTAATTCTTCTAATTCATCTAATAATAAATTATTATCTTGTGTTAAATCATTTAATAAATTAGATTTAATTAATACTTCTATTTCAGATTTTAATATAAATTTCATATATATAGTTTTTTTAATAATGATTATATTGCAAAGATTCTCTACTTCCAGTCATTGGTTCAAATCTTGATTTTCTAATTGATAAATTTAATTTAACATATGCTGATTGAAGTGCATCAGGACCATCATCGTGTTTATTTGTTGGAAATGTTATAATTTGATTATAAAATTCTTTATAGTCTAAACTATACATAATTAGATTATTAATAAATATTTTACCATTTTCAAATATTACTGACATAGATTCAATTCTAGCAATTTTATTTTCTTTTTTATCTTTATCTTGTCTAATTGGTAGTGCAAATCCTTTTTCTATTGCTATTTTATCAAATTCAAGTTGATGTATATCTTGATTAAAATTTGCTTCAATATACATATTATATGCTGAGTTTAATAATTTATCATTTAATTCATAAAGATATTCAATAACATCTCTCATAGTACATTGTTTTAAAAATATATCTATTATATGATATTCATTATTTATATATCCTAATGTTATAGCAGATTTATAATCAGCTCCTTTTTTATAAGATGGATCAATATATGTTACAATATATTCATAATCTTTATAATTATTAATTGGTTTAAAATTTAACCATTCTTCTTTAAATACTGAACCAATAATAACTGGAGTATTCATATATTCTCTTAACCAATTAACTTCACCTATTTTAGATTTAATATTTAATAAGTCATTAGTTGAATATCTTTCTTCCCAATTAGATTCACCATTTTCATTTATAGCATTTACTTTTATATGTTTTATTCCTTCTACTTTTGAATACAAGTCTAAAATTGAAATTGGTGCAAATCTATTACCAACAAATAAAAGTTTATATTTTGTTAATTCCATTGACGAAACAACAGATTGCATTAACCAATCAAATTGATATTTTATAATTTCTTTATTTCTACAGTCTTTATCTGTATCTATATCATCAATTACAACATAATCAGGTCTATATGATTTATATCTTAAACCTCTGACTGATTGACCTTTTCCTGTTGCAGTAAATTTACATTCAAAATTATTTACAGTAAATTCACCCTTTGACCAGCTCCCATCACTTTTAAATATTCCAAAATCATCTATTAACTTTTGATTAGTTTCTAATTCAGCCTGTATATTGATTAACATTTTAATAGCAGATTTTTCTGTTGATGAAACTAATAATACTAAATGTATTTCTTTTCTAAGCATAAACCATATTGGTAAGAATAAACTAAACACAACGGTTTTCCCTGCCCCTCTGAAAAACTCAGCTAATATTTCAATCTTTTTACTTTTTAACTCTTCAACTAATTCTAAATGATGTTTAGCTAATGGTATTAAATTACCATCTTCATTTGTTATAAAATGTGTAAAATATGTATTAACAAAATATTGAAAATCAGATAAAGATTTATTAATTCTATCTTTAGAATTTTCATCTAATAAAATATTATTATTTATCTTAGAATGTTTTAATAACATACTTTGATAATAATTTTCTCTATCTAATGTATAATATTTATCTTTTTTAACCATTAATTACTGTTTTTTCAATACTTTTTAAAATATCTAATACTTTTTTATAACTTTCGGGTTCTATATCAGATTCTAATAGTCTTTCTATTATATTATCTATTATTGATTTTTTAATTTCTGAAATATTACTGTTAAAATTTATATACATATTGTCAAGTACATATTTAATAGCTAAATAATATCCATCTTTTACTTTTGTTAATAGTTGTTGTTTAGATTCTGATATTAATTCTTGTGTAAATTCAGATTCTATATCTTTTGATCTTTCATTATATAATTCATTAAAAGCTTTATCTTCAGATATCCACCTTTTAAATGTACTGTAAGAAATTTTATTATCCTTACATAATTGCATAATAGTAGTATTTCTATCTATTGATGCAATTATATTTTTTAATATATTTTCCTTAATTGTAGAATTATTCATATTTTTTTTTAGCTTTATACCTATTACACACAGAATTAGATATAAAATGCTATTACGTTATTTTAAACAAAGGTTTTAATCGTTTTCGCATAGTCATCTGAGTTATATTATATTTTTTAGCTAATTCTTTTTGTGAATATTTATTATATATAAAATCATATCCTAATTGTTTATCATTTTCATTATTAAATACTTCATCTACTAATTCACTTATTAATTCATCATAATTTATATCATCTATTGGAAAATCTAAATCTATAAAACTATTACCATATCTATTTTCAGTTCTCATACAGTTTATAAATGTATTTTTAACAATAGTATATATTAGATTTATAATTTTATATGAAGTGTCTATTTTATTTAATATTAGATAAAATTTATATACAGATTCATTAGCAATTTCATCTCTTATATCTTCTTGTAATTTTGGTTTAATTTTACGTAATATTAAATTAAATTCAAATATAAGTATATCTCTTATATAGATTAAATATTGTTGTTTTGGCTCTATCTTATATAATTCTATATATTTTATTAATAATTCACATTTTTTTTTACTTTCCATTTTTTTTCTTTTTTATAGATAGATAATAACTTTTTAATATAACCATTAATAGTTTTATTTCTTCTTTTCTCATAATTAATTATAATTTATATATTTGCTTCTTTTTAAAGTAATATGATTTATAGTATCCTTTAAAGATTCAATTTCTTTATCTTTAAGTTGTATCACATTTTTTAAAAACTCTATTTCAGTTTGATAATAGATCCTTGTTGAAACCAATCCTTCAAAATCAATTGGACTATCATCTAATTCATCTGCATTGTTAAAAATTTCATCCATATTATTCATTGTTAAAAATATTTTATTTTGAAAAATAGAAGGAGATTTTAACCTCCTTCATTAAATATATATAATAAAAAAACAAACTTAAACTTTATAAGGTTTACAAAATATTGCTTGGGCTAATGTTAAAAACCAACAATCTTTTAATACCTTTTCACCATAATGATTAAATCCAGGTGTACTAGTTTTATTCATTAACTTTTTACCTCTACTAACATCAGATTTACTAAAAACTGTATTTAAATTCCAAATAGCTAATACCCCATCATTAAAATAATTTATATAATAGATATTACTTTTTTTATTATCTTTATTAGTTTCTTTTTGCTTTTTAATTAATGATTCTAATTTATCATTTTCTAATATCCAATCAGGATAATCTGTATGTTTATTATTTCTAGTTTTTAATTCTCCGAGTATAATTTCATCTTGACGTTCTATAAACAAGTCATTAATATCAAATTCACCTGTTAAATATTCTTTTGATTTAAATAGTTTAGTAAGAATCTTTTCTTCTAATATTTTATTTTGTTCTTTTGTCATATTATTTATTTTTTTTATTTAATTCTAATTGTATTCTGTCTGATACATCTTTTCTTCTAATATTAAAATATCTTCTTAATATACTTCCATATGCACCTATATTCTTTTTATCTTTTTTTACAAAGGCATCAATATATGATGTGATAAATATTTCCTTTTGTTCTTCAAAATTATCCATAGTTTATTTTATTTTATATATATTATATATTTATATGAATTATTTTTTTTATATTTTTAGTCTTTTGTAAATAGTTGGGTTTCAAATTGGTGCGAAATATAAAAAAATATGAGTTTTTAAAAATTACTTTTGGTGGATTATTTTTAACTTTTTTACAAACTTTTTTAAATTAAAATCGTTTAATTATAGTAACTTTTTATTTATTGATATAAACCTTGAAGTTTTTACTTTGGGGTTTACTTTTATAAAAAATGACGTGATTTGAGTGTAAAGAATATAGTACTTTATATAACTAATTGATAGTTAATAAATTATAAAGCTAAAAAGTTGTAAAAAGTTAAAAACGATTAAATATATAATATATATAAATAAAAATAACAAAATGACAGTCAATGATTTTATCAAAGCAAATCCACAATTTAAAAAATATAAATGTGGATATATTTTAAAAAGTAATAATGAAAAGATTTATTATAGAACAGTTAAAGATAATAAATTACATATAAATCTTAAATATTATATAATGGATGTTAATACAGATGAAGTAGTTAATAGTGGAGCTACTTATTATGAATACAATACAAATGAAATAATTATAGAAACCCCAATTATTAAAAAAGATTTAGATATAAATGTAAAAGAAGTTAAAACAAAAATTAAATTATTAAAGTCAAATGCAGATTTATTATATAAAAAAGATGGAGAATCAGTAACTCAAGAATGGTGTAATGCGTATTATGAATATGATACATTTCATAAAAAAATAGTAGGTTTATATAAAGAATCTAATAATAATATACCAAGTTGGTTAAAAAAATAAGCGAATATATTAAAAATATAGAATTATAAAATAAATAAATAAATAAATAAGATTATGAGAATATTAGAAAATATAAAAAGATTTTGGAATTTAGATGTAGTTGATATAAGTTGTATTGTACCTTATTATCAAGATAATTGTCTTTATAATAAAGAATATAAAATTGATATAAGATCTTGGTTCTATGAAAAATTAAAAGAAAGTAAATTTACAACATTAATAGATAAAATGGTACTTTATGATAATCATTATAATTGTTCTTTTAAACTTCCTTTATATGATTCTGAAGATATTGAATATATAAATAAAGTAATAGATAACTCTATATGTAAAATATTAAATTTAACTGATAAAAATAGAAAAAGAATAGAATCTATTCCTGTTGAGAATTATGATGTAAATATTTCAAATAAAAGCATCAAAGAATTAAAAGATCAATTTTTTCATAATTATATAGATATTATAGAATATTCAAATATTGATAATCTAGTTTCTAATATAAATGAATCATTTTGGATTGGATTTAAACCTATTATTATTAAAAAGTTTAAAAATACAAATATACTTATATATAAAATTGATTATGAATCATAAATAAATAAATAAATAAAATGGAAATATTAGAATTATTAAATGAGAGTGATACCTTTTCATATATTAGAAAAGAAGTTAGTAAGCACAAAGATTATCCTACATCTATGATATATCAAAAATGTGTATTTGTATGTGCAATTGAGCCAATTAATATCAAATATGATATACTGTTTGGATCTGATATTGAACTTGTTAGAACTAAAATAGCTAACCAAGTTATTGATAAATTAAAAGAATTAGATGTACATTTTATGCTTAGTAAAATGGAATTTGGACTAACTGGATTTCAATGTGAATACTTAAGAAAAATAAATAAATAATATGAAAATAATAATAATATAAATAAATAAATAAAAGTTGATAAAAAATAAATATTTTTTGAATATATAATATAAAGTAACAGGAGTAGCTACCTGTGAAAATTGAAATTGGTGGGGGTTAATATGGTGTTCCTCCACCATTTTTTAAACAAAAGTACCTTAAATAAAAAACACCAAATAAATAAAATATAAAACCATATGAAAGTTAATATTAATTTACAAGCCTACAATTTAATCCTATCTAAGGATGATATAAAATTAGAAAAAGATTTTTTATATTATATTTTATATCTATTAGAAATATTTCCTGAAGTTGATGAATTTGGATTTGTTTCCATTTCGTCAGTATTTTTAAAAAATATAAAATGGAACTATAATGATTATATCCAATATTTATTATCAAATAAAATAATTAGATGTAATAATAAATACAAAGTTGATGGTCAAGCGTTAGGATATAGATTAGATGATTTAAGTAAAGAATTAAATGAAGAGATAACATACATAGAAATTTCAGATAAATATAAGAATTGTTTTAAATCAAAAGATTTGTCAATAGAACAAGAAATAATGCTAAAAACTTATGAAAGTATAACAATAGATGAAGATGTTTATAAATTTTTAAATAGTCCAACACTAAAAAAAAATATGGGAGTAGATTATGTCAATAAAATATCTTCTCATATAACTAATATAAAAAAAGGTAATATTATGATAACAAGTAGTAAAACAGGTAGAATTTTTCATCCATTATGTGAAATGATGTCAAATTTAAGATACTATGTTCTAATAGATAATAATAGATTATGGGAATTAGATTGTTCAAATTCTCAACCATTTTTTTTAGCATTATTAATTGGTGAAACTAATTTAGAATTATATAATAATAAAGATGCTGATTTATACAGACAATTAGTTATAACAGGGCAATTCTATGATTATTTTATGAATGCATATAATAAAATAAATACAGATGTAAATGCTGATAAAAATGAAATAAAAATGTATCTATTACAATCATTTTTTTCAGATGAAAAAGATGGTAGATCTCGTTATAGAAGTAAAACTAGAAAAGTATTTCAACAAGTTTTTCCAACCGTTTATAATTTTATAATTAATTTTAAAAAAGATAATTATAAAGAACTAGCATATAAATTACAAGAAATGGAATCCACAGTATTCGTAAAAGAATTTAATGAATTATTTGAATCAAAGTTTTTAAATTGTCACGATGCAATTTATGTTTATGAATCCAATATTGAATATGCTAAAAATACATTAATAGATATATTTCATAAAAAATATGGGGTTATTCCAAATATTAAAATAAAAGCAACAGAATCAATATGTTCAATAAATTCATTAGTTAAAGAAAGAAAACAAAGAATAGAATTTAAAAAGAAAATAAATAAAAATTGGTCAAATTAATAAAAAATATGAAAAGTATGAGAACATATAAAGGTAAAATAGAAAATATTATAACAGAAAATATAGAAAATATAAATACAAGATATTATTATAAAGTATCTTATGATTTAAATAAAAGTGATTTAAATATAAAAATTAGAAATTCAAATACTAAATCTGGATTATCTGATAGTAGTTGGGATAAAGTATCTGATAATGATGAAATATTTATAAAAACACTTAATAGTTTTTATAAAGTTAAAAATGTTAAAAATGTTAAAATTTATTATTATAACATAAATATAAAATATTATAAAGAAAAATTTAATATTATATTTAAGAATAAAGCATCAATAGAAAACAATGATTTATCTGTTGAACAATTTACAGAATTAATAAATTTATGTCGAGAAACTGTAAAACAATATAGAGAACTTAAATTAGGATTAATTTCAGCTTCTTTATCAGTTAAATATAATGATTTTTATGATAAGATATTATTAGAAATGTATTAATAAATATTTTTTAAACTATTTAATATAGCCACTTAATTTTAAATTTTGTGGCTTTTTTAGTTAAATATTTGTAACTCCTAATGACACAGGCAGTTATAATAGCTTAATTATTAAATACTTAACTATTTTTTAAGGTAGTTAGACCCTATGTAACTAATTGAGTATCAGAGTGCCGCAACAATAGTAACATATTAAACTTATTAAAATATTATTATTATAATTATACTTATTATTATATTATATTAAATAAATAAATTATATATCTATCTATTCTACCGAACTTCTCTACTTCATCCTACCTTCCGTAAAATAAGGGTTTCAAGGTTAACCAATTTAAAGCATTAAAACATCAATTCTAAGCACATTTAATTATAAAGCTAATATAAGTATTCACATATTAATTTTAATTGTGTTATTCGGGTTTTTGTCAAATAAACTTTAACAACTAAAACCAAACGATCCGATAGGATTCCCGAACAACTATATTTTTTTTTGTTAAACCAATTAGCATATTTAATAAAAATAATTGTATAATTAATATATAACCAATTTTAATAAATAAAATCCTCGAAATTTTCAAATTTTTTGAATATATAATATAAAAAATTAAACAAAATGGAAAAATTACAAAAGTGGAAAGATGCTAATGGTATAGAACGAGAGATTGTTAGTAGAGAATATTTTTTATATCAATTAGAAGAATTTGCTAAGAAACCTAAAAGATTAAAAATGATAAACTCAGATATTTTATTAAAAGCTGATAATACGCAAATTAAAGTAATTTTAGAAGGTATAACATATGAAGATAAAATACCAGCTTTTTTTAATAATGATAGTTCTGATAAATTAGGACATTGGGAAAATATCAGCATTGAAGATAATTGTTTATATGGTGACTTATACTTATATACAAATTATGATCAGTTTAAAGGAAAAGGTATTTCAGTAGGCTTAAAAGTAGAAGATTGTGAGATAATTGATGAATTATTAAATATAACAAAAAGTACATTATTAGAAGCAAGTTTATCAGACAATCCATTAGATAAAAATACAATAATATAAATAAAAAAATAAACAAAATGGAAAAAAAAGAAGTAGTAATTAACATCCAAAAAATATTTGATATAGATTGTTCTGACCCAATTCAGACACTTATTAGATGTGATGATTTTGTAGGAATGAAAGATGGTGAATCTATTATTTTTACTGAAGAATTATCAGAAAATTTTCAAAATATTTTAAAAGAATTTACACAAAACAATTAACTTTATGTATTATGTTTATGAAATACGAATTAAAGGAGTAACCAGGTATATTGGTTACTCTAATAATTTAGATGAAAGAGAAAAAACTCATATATATAATTGTTATAATTCAAATTCTAAGCAATATAAAAAAGAGTTTTATTCATTTCTAAGAGAAATATACCCAGATAAAATTGAAGGCATTAAACAGCTTATTTTAGTGCCTATTTATGAAAGTAAAAATAAAGCTGAATGTAAAAAATTTGAAGCTTTTATGATTTTAACAGATTATTTTGGAAATAAAAATTTAAAACAATCAGTACCTAAATTATCAGATAAACAATTTTAATAATTAAATAGATGGATACAGAAAATCAAGTTAAGTTTAGTATAAAAATGTTATATAATATTATAACTATTATATTTAAATCAAAAGAAGAAGTGGTTAAAGAATTTAATACAGAAACTCCTTCAAAAGAAGAATTAATTAAATATATCAAAAATGGTTAAAAAGGCATTATTAACAATTTTAATGTGTTTATTTTATATTTCAATAGTAACTACTCAATCTATTCCAAAATTCGTATATAAAGCTAAAAATGAATATAAAATTGATTATAAAGATTGGATTGGTGTAAAATATAAATTTGGTGGAAATGATAAAAATGGTATAGACTGTTCTGGTTTAATTCAGAAACTTATCGGATGTAAAGAAAGATATAGTAAAACTATTTGACTGAAATATAAAAAAATATACCCATTAAAATATTATTCTATTGGGCATATTGGTATTATGATTAATGATTCAACCCTGTTACATTCTGATAGTAAAGGAGTTAATTTATTATCTATTAAAAGTAAATCATATCTTTGGTATAAAAAATATGAAGTTAAATAGTTTTATTTAAAATATAATGTAATATAAATTGTTACGTCTGACTCAATTGCTTCACCTGGTACAACTCTTTTAATATAAATTTTATTATCAGTAGGTTTAAAATATACTTCATAGAATTTAATACCACTGATAGTACTATTACATAATGTAGCAGCAACATATCTACTTGGATTTGCTATTACATTATTAACTAATATGCCTGAATTCGTAGTTAATCCAGCAGCAGTTTGAACAAATCCTTGTAACAATTTCATTCCATTATTAAGATATATCAAATGTAAATTACTTCCACCAGTAACACCATTACTCATTACTAATGAAGTATTTAAAGATAAATCAGTTCCATTAATTTCAGTATGTAAATCTAATTTAGCAGTTGGCATTAATCCTGTACCAGTTGCATTTTGTACATCACTATCAGATGAATATAATAAACTATTTCTAATTGTTATATAATCATATAATGTTTTAGGAGTTATAGATTTTTGTGTATCAGTTGCAAGAGATACTTCAGCAGCAGTTGCAATTTGTACAAATCCCATAATTGTATCAGTTGCAAGATTATTAGTATTTTTTAATTTAGTACCTAATAAATCTTCAACCCTTACACAGGTAGTATATGGAATATTAAATGTTGACCCACCAGTTGGTGATGTAGTAATTGTACCACTTTTTACTTCATATACACTTCTATTAATACCATTTTTAAATAGTTTAATACCATCTGATTGATAAGAAATTACATCGTGAAAATAAAGAGTACCACTACCATTAGATCCTAATATATTATAAAATGCACTATTATAATATATTGCACCACCACTAATACTAGTTCCATTATAAACACATCCATATAATATTATAGGTACATAAACTGTATCAGATAATGCTCTCATTAACTGTATTGTAATTTCAGTATAACTTTCTTGTAAAAATTTTAAATCATTTTGTAAAAGTGGCATCCCACCAGTAAAACTTGTAAGTATTTTTTTCATATTTATATTTTTTTATAATTGTTGATAAGGATCTTGTATTACTATTGTTCCAGATGGTGTATAACTTTGAATACTATACTTAAATCCAGCTATTTTATATTTATTTATAACACTAATCATATAATTAATGTTTTGTGTTGAAAGAGTATTAGGATAATGTACTTTAAAATCTACAGTTGTAAATTCATTAGGTTCATCATTTTGAAATATATACATAGGTGGAGTATCATCACAATAAACAGGATATATATTTAACCCACTATTTTCCCATTCATCACCATATTGAAATAGATAAGCAAAATTAACATCATTACCATCTTCAATCCAAATTGATTGTGAATGATTAACAGGAAATGGTAATCCAAACTTAGTATTTAAAAAATGTTCTAATGAAATTACTTGTCCATTATGATTTATTTCAAATAAACTATTTACTCTATAATTAATAAAATCAGTATATAAATTTTTAATAGGTTTTATACAACTTATAATAAATTGATATAAATTATTAATACTTATATTATTGTTTTTATTAATAACAGGTAATAAATCTTCTGTTAATTTATTAAAATCTATAGTTATCATTTATTTTTAATATTTTTCTATATAAGTTATTGAACTACTTAATGGTGTACTAGGATCAATTATATTATATCCAGCAACTGAATTATAATAGTTGTCAAATAATACAAATGGTGCAGATAAACTACGTCCATAAGCACTTATTTTATTAACACCTTTAACTCCATTAACTGCTTGTATTCTATCTGTCAATATTGTTAAATTCAATTCAGAGTTAAACTCTACATTACTAATATAATCATTAATAGCAGTTTCTACATTACTTTTTACAGTGTCTATATTAACAATTGGATCATAATAAACTGTATAATTTAATATTAAATCATCTGGTAATAAATTATAAGTTAATATTTTTGTACCAGCAAATTTAGTTGCATTTATATAAGATTGTAATGCATCAA